CTGAGGTGGGCCCCGACGACCGTCGGGATATTGGATATGACTCGCCTAATCATAGCCGGGGCACCACCCCGAAGTAAACCCGTGACGGCGCCTGCGCAATGGTCAGGCGACTCGGTCCACCTTGGCATCCCAGAGGATGGACAGCCTGCGGCCATAGTAGCCGCCCTGCGTGCTGGACCGGCCTCGCCTGGTGCCACGCACCATCGCCGAGGTGGCGTTGAAGGACAGCACGCGCCCCGGACGGAAGAAGGCATACAGGGCCTGCTCCAGCTGGAGTATGCCGGCCATGCCTGCGTACAGCGGCACGAAGACCTCCACGTCGATGGAACCAGTGTACTCGTCGAGGCCGACCACGCTGAGGGACGCCGCCTGGCTCTGGTCGAAGACCGCGCGGGCCCTGGCCCAGGGAGCATTGGCGGGGCGCTCGAACGGTGCATTGGGAATACCGTCGATGGGCACTCCCAGGTTGCAGTCCTGCACGCCCTTCAGCAGGGCCCGCTCGAGGTCACCGGGCGTCGACGCCTCGATGACAGGCTGGTCGGTGCTGAGGCGGAGGACGACGTCGGCCCCCACGACCTGGAGGGAGCCCACGCCAACGGCCAGGCGCCTGTGAATTCGCAGGGGCGCCGGAGCGCTGTTGACCGCGTAGCCCGCTGCCGACGTGGCCAGCTTGTGATGGGCCCGCAAAGCTGCAGGCGTGCCTGTCAGCTGGTAGACGGCGGTGGCAGCCGAGAGGGACCGGCCTGCTCGCAGTGCCACGGCTGGGGCTCCGACCGTGTAGGAGGCAGGCTGGGCAGTCATCCTCCGGTGCACGCGGAGGGCTGCGGTCGACGCGCCCAGACTGTAGCTGCCGACATCCGCTGTCAGCACGAATGCGGCCGACAGGAGCAGGCCCGCCGAGTTGCCAGTGAAGGTGTACGTGCCCTTCGCGGCGGTCAGGCGACGGTGGGCTCGCAGGTTTGCTGCAGGCCCGCTGACCACGTAGGCTCCAAGGCCTGCCGTCAGCCTGCGCGACACGGACAGCAGGGCCGCTGGAGCCGTGAGGGCGTACGACGCCCCCTGGGCCAGGAGGCGGCGGTGGCCTCGCAGCTGTGCCGCTGGACCCGTGAGGGCGTAGCTGCCCGTGGTGGCTGACAGGCGCCGTGACGCAGAGAGCCCTGCTGCCACGCCCGTGAGGCTGTAGCTTCCAGTGGAGGCGGCCAGCGTGTAGTGGACGCCGACCGCGGCCTTCCGGAGCCGAGGCCTCGAGGCGAAGACCTGCCAGGGATTGCGCGTCAGTGAGATGGCCGCGTCGTCCACCAGGGCCTTGCGGATCATCATGCCCTGCACGTAGTCGGTGCGGATGCTCTGGACGATGGCGGTGGTGCTGGACGCCGTGGAGACCGTGAAGCCCGAGCCGCTCTTGGTGCCCATGAGCTTGCCGTTGGCGAACAGGCGCGCTCCAGCCTGGTTGACGACCGCGCAGATGGTCACCACGTCGCCGTCGCTCAGCCCGCTCAGCGTTACGTTGGATGACCCATTCCATGCACCCGCCCAGTCGCAACCGAAGGTGACGGTGCTGGCTGTCTGGCTGAACACGTCCATCGAGTGCTGGAAGTCCACCCGGAAGTTGAGCCACTGCGCGGAGGTCGCACCCGTACGGAAGATGAAGGTGCTGACCAGCGTGAATTCCTTGGCACCGTCCAGGAGAGCGGCCGGGCCCGTGTACGTCACCCCCGAGTCACTGGACCCGATGAACCGGGTGCTGATGATCCCCAGCTTGTGCGGAGTCTTGGTGAAGTAGTTGTTGTTGTCGCTGAGGGCCGCCGTGCGGTTCGTCACCACATCGCGCAGGTGCCCACTGGAGCCGAAGGCCGTGGCGTTGGTGCCCGAGAGCCACACGACATCCCGAGCGATCGGGTTGCCGAGGTCGAGACGAAGCGGGCCGCCCTGCGGCTGAGCGTACCGCATGGGTTAGATCCCCGTGGCTTCCTGGCCGTAGACCTCGACCGTGATTGCGTTGGTTGCACCATTGGTGATGGTCACGTTGGCAAACATGTCAGGCAGCTCGTACACGTAGGTGACGTCGTTGACGCTGCTGTTGGTCGTATCACCGCTGGCGGTATGCGCCAGGCGCTTCACGCCGGTGGCCTCGCCGCTGTAGAACTTCACGACCGGCGGAGTCGTTGGCGCAGATGCCCCGTTAGTCAGCTTGACGAACATGCGGCCGCCGTAGGCAGTGCGCATATCCCACTCAGTTGCATTAACCGACGCACCGGCCGCAAGGGACTGCGAGGTCAGTAGGGTCTTGGCGGTCTTTGTCGCACTCATTTCTGGCTCCCATCAGTGTTGAACACAGCCTCGGCCACGTCCTGCGCGCTGAGCGGGTCCGGCTCCTTGCCGAGGGCGCACAGCGCGTCGGCCTGCCCCTGCGTGAGGATGTCAGGCACGAAGCTCTGCATCGTCGCCTGGACGATTGACGCGTCGATGCGCAGGCCGCCGCGGTCTAGCAGGGGCTTGACGTAGCGGAAGCGCGCGTCCCCGTTGATGGTGTCGAGGAAGGCCGTGCCGGCAGTAAGCCCCAGCACTTCCAGCACAGTCCCGTTGCCGATCTCATGCGACTTGGGGCGCGTGCGCCCCACCGACAGGAGGCGGGCCAGCTCCACGCAGTCGCGGGCAGCGAGCGCTGCGGCGCAGGCTGGATCGCCGTGCACCGCCGTGCGCAGGGCAGTCTGTTGTTCTGGGCTCATTGCCTTCTCCTTACGCCAGGGTCAGCACGCCGGCCGCCGCGTCGAAGTCGATGGTGAGGTCCTCGGTATCGTTCAGCGTGACGGACGAGCCATAGTCGTAGTAGCCCAGCAGCAGGTCACCGGTCGAGGTGTCGTTGTAGATGACGGCATAGCGGAAGGCGGCCATCGCGCCGCCAGAGGCCAGGATGACCTCGTCGGCGATGGTCACCTTGGCGGTGCCGCCCGCCTCGGACAGCACGACAGTGTCCAGCGTGAAGCCGCCCGTCACGTAGCCGTTGCCGGCAGCGATCTGGGTGATGTCGGAAAGTTGGGTGTGGGTGGCCGCGTTGGGCGCCGTGTTGGACAGCGCCACCTTGAAGACGTGACTGCCAAAATCGTGCTTGCCGCGCAGGATCTGCTCGGCAGCGTCCTGGAATTTGTTGTAGGTTGCCATTGCTCAGCTCCTGGTCGGGGTGGGTGCCTCGCGGTGCCCCGGAGGCTGACGGAATCTGAGGCCATTATGCCCGGGGCTCGCCTGGGACGTAACCCCGTGGGCCTATCGCTGAAGGCGCGCTTCCCAGGAGATGGTGAGGGTGTGACGGTGCTGGCCGTTCACCTCGCGATAGCGGGGACCGGCGCACTTCGTGACGAAGACGGAGGTGTCCCCGTAGATCAGCACCCGCCCGTAGCGGAAGAACTCGACGATGGCCTTGACCTTCGCCCTGGAGGCGTTCTCGCCGGCCATCAGCGGGTAGTTGAGGTCCAGCTGCATGATGCCGACGTGCAGGTCCTCCCCGCCATCACCGAGCGTGTGGGCCCCGGAGCCGGCAGGCATGATGTGCAGGGCTGCCCAGGGGGCATTCCTCGGCCTATCCATGCTGGCATTCTCGAGGGCGATCGGCAGGCCGAGGTCGACGGCGACGACGCCGCTGCGTAGGGCCTTCTCCAGGTCTACGATGTTGGCGCTCACTTGTAGGCCTCCGCGTTCTTCTTGACAATCTCAGCCCAGCGGGCTGCGCTGATCCGGACCATGCCCTCTGGAGCCTGCGCCGAGAAGCCCTCGTACTCGATCCGCTCCGCGTACGGCAGGTTGTTGGTGAGGAAGAAGATGTCGGCCAGCGACCCGAGGTTTGCCATCGCCTCGGCTATGACTGCGTCGCCGGTCTTGTCCTCGCGGTCGGTCTTCGACGTGATGGGCGCGTTGATGGACGCCTGGAAGTTACCACGCAGGAGGCCCGTGTCGACGGGCGTCGCCTCGATGATAAGCCCGATGAGGTCGAGGATGGACGCACGCCGGATCTTGTCCACCTTGTCCAGCGCGGTGACGCCGTACTTTGCGACGGCGGCGGAGAAGGACATTGCCATGTCACTTCATCCTGAAGCCGACGCTGAAGATGACAGGCGTGATGCCGTCAACGTCCAGCGGCGTGTTGCCCATGATGAGCCAGGACACTCCCTCGAATATGGCCTCGTCACCCGGCTTCGGCACGAAGGTGTGCCCCTGTGCTGCCACGATGGCGAAGCGCACGTTCTCGTCGTCCAGCACGTCCTGGGCGAAGCGGATGTCGAAGGCCTCCAGCGTACCGCCCGATGCTGGCAGCACGGCCATCTTGAGGCCCTGCGTCATGGACAGCGTTGGCACCGAGGTCCCCTCCACCAGGTCGGTGACGTAGGTGTACCGGTTGATGGTGACGTCACGGCCCAGCTCGGCGATCAGGTCGTACGCCGCGGCGGCCAGCTCCTTGTAGAGGGTCGTCATGCTCAGCCCCTGCTCACGGTTCCAGAGTTCCGGCTGCGCAGCAGGCCGACGTTGCGGAGCAGCAGGTCGACGGCCGGATAGCTCGGCACGTCAGCATCCAGCTTGCCCGCCGGAGCGTCCTGGTACTCGGTGCTCGTCTCGATCGGCCCGGCCTTGACGGTCTTGGACTTCACTCGCTGCGAGGTCGAGTCGATGGCAGGATCTGGCAGCAGGTTGCCCTTGGTGAGGTGGCGGTACGCCAGCTGACAGCATGCCCTCTCGATGGCCTGCCACTGCGCCGTGCGCAGAAGGTAGGTCGGCTCGAGGGTGTTCACGTCGCGGGGGTAGTTCTCGCGCTGGCCCGCCTCCAGGTAGCGGGGACAGGCAGTGCCCTGCAGGGCACGCAGCGGCTGCCCGATGAAGCTGTAGCGGGCGTCCATGAAGTCGGTCGCGCTGATGACTGCGGCCGATACTGCTGGGTCAGCATAGGAGGACAGGTCGACCCCACGATCCTGGTAGTACCCGCGCACTGCCACCACGGTGACGTAGCTGTTGGCTCCATCGGCGGTGCCGTCCTTGGTCTGAACTGTCAGGGTCATGCTGTCCTCCTATCTGGTTAGTTGCGCACCGAGCGGGCCTTGGCGCGGGTGTAGCCTTCGGCCAGCTCGTTGACTTCCGCGCGGGTGGCAGGCTTGCCAGTCAGGGCGGCCAGGGCGTCGATCGACGGCAGGTTGTTGGAGGTCCAGTGCGCGTCGTTCTCCGGGTCCAGCTGGCCGATCGCCTCAGCCAGTGTAGGACGGCCGGATGGGGCGTCGTCCTCGCCCAACGCCTGGTCCAGCGCAGCCTGCGCTGCTGCGGCCGCCGCAGCAGCCTCAGCCGCCGCTGCAGCCTCGGCTGCTGCGTTGGCTTCCGGCGCTGCTACGGTTGGATTGGCTGGCTTGCTGCCCTCGGCCATCGCGGCCTTCAGCTCCATCAGCTCGGCCGTGTCGGCCGGGAAGACCTCGTAGAACTCGAAAATGCGGGCCAGGGTGGCGGCCTGCTCGGCGCTGCCCTCATAGTGCATGACGCCGTCCACGAACTCGTGCCCGTGGACTGCCATGGTCTTGCCCTTGTTGACGCCTGTGATTCGGAACTCCTGAACAATGCTAGACATGCTGCTCTCCTTTTGGTTGGTCGAAGTTGTATGTTACAAGACCCCGGGGCTCTTGCGAACCTCCGGGGTCTCGTGGTTCTAAGCTTGCTGGAGCTTAGTTGGTGATGCCCTGCAGGCAGGCCAGGCCCTTCTCAGAGAACAGCGCCAGGCCGCAGTACCACACCACGCGGGTGATGGTCTCGTCGGCGGTCTCCTTCTCGCCGATGTTCTTCACGCGCATGCCGGAGGCGCCGCGTGCAGTCAGGCCGGCCAGGCCGTGGGTGCGGCTGCCGTCGTCGAAGGTGCCTGCGAAGATCGAGGTGCAGGTGGTGGTCGCGCCGCGGGTCTGGTTGGTTGGGATCCAGTCGTTGGCGAAGATCGGGATGCCGCGGTACGACGGGATCTTCTTGCCGGACGGCATCGTGTAGATGTCAGCCGGGCTGGTGCCACCCAGGCCGCGCAGCAGGGCCAGGTAGGAGCGGCGGGTGCGGCGCGGCATCATCAGGTAGTCCACCTCGCCGTCCTTGTCCAGCACCAGGTCGATCAGTGCGTCCAGGTCGTCGAAGGTCAGCGCGGCGCCGTTGGCGGCCGAGTTGCCAGCGAAGAACTTCTGGCCTGCTGCGACCATGCCGAGGATACCGGTCATGTTATCGCCGGTGCCGTCGCCGTTGACCATCTGGTCCTGGAACTTGCGGCCGCAGCTCTTCGCCTTGGAGGCGACCTGCACGGCGGTCTGGTCGTTGCCGTCGCCGGAGCGGGTGGCTTGGATCAGGCCGTTGACCTCGGCGTCGCCGATGATGGTGGTCAGGGACGAGTTGACCTTGGTGAAGGTCGCAGCGTTCTTGGCGGTGATGGTGGTGCCAACGCCTGCCATCATCACGTCACCCAGCACGTTCTCACGGTTGTAGGCCAGCGAGTTGCCGTCGATGTCATCGAAGGGCAGCAGCTCGTAGATCTCGTTGACGGTGATGACGTTCTCGATGACGCCCGCCGACAGTTCGTCGAGGGCCAGCTTGGCGGATTCCGCCAGGGTAACAGAAGCCATGTTTCTCTCCTAAGGGGTTTGTTGGTAGTTTGGGTGCCGGATCGCCCGACCGACGCCCCACGCCGACGTCACGCCTCTGTAGGGGTCAAGCTCGCGAACCGGCCGGGAACTCCCAGTCCAAAGTTCGCTCGCATGTCAGCCTGAAGTTTACCCCGGGCCGGCGCGGGTTGTAACCCCATGACAGTGCTGGCAGAGCTGGCGCTGAGGCTGCTGAGGCTCGAAAAAGCCAGGTCCGTGCAGTGGAAGCCTTGCGGCGCAAGGCCTCCGGGCTTTTCCGCCGCGTCTGGACCTCGGGCTAGCACGTTGTCCCAGGAAATTACGGACACGCTCGGCCAGCCGCTCGAGACCGACCGGTTGGATCGCTGCTCCGGGAAGTCGTCGACTAGCCTCAGATGCCCTAGATGGTCTAGATTGCTTTCAGGATCAATACCTTATATTCTCTTCTACCCTTAGATTAGATTTATATTCCCTTAGATTTAATAAATAAAAATAAAAATAATAGAGGAATGATGGGATATAGAGGGAGTGTAATCCCGCATAATTGCAGGGTAGTTTACTAAAGGGAGATGATAATGGGAAAAGTAAAGGAGATGTACAAGGAGTTCACCTTCTTCTATGGCGGGCCGTTCAGCCAGTGGCTGCCGTGCACCTTCGAGGTGGATGGCGTGCGGTACAACTGCGCGGAGCAGTACATGATGGCCCAGAAGGCCCGCCTGTTCGGCGATGAGCCCATCCTGGCACACATCATGAACACGACCGACCCGAGCCGGCAGAAGGCCCTGGGCAAGACCGTGCGCGGCTTCAGCAAGAGAGCGTGGGAGGCGGTTGCCCGCGACGTCGTGATGCGGGGCAACCTGGCGAAGTTTACCAGCTCGACCGAGCTGTGCCACGCGCTGATGGAGACCGAGGGCACGCTCCTGGTCGAGGCCAGCTCGACCGACATCATCTGGGGCATCGGCCTGTCCGAGTACGACCCGGACGTCAACAACCCGGCCTGCTGGCGCGGGACGAACTGGCTGGGGCAGGTGCTGACCGACCTGCGGGAGCACCTCGGCCGGGCATGAGAAAAGGGGAGCCTCGGCTCCCCTTTTCTTACCTGCGAGGGTGACTGCTTAGAAGCGCTGGCCCTTGGTCAGGCCCGCTGCGATCTTGTCGGTCGCCGAGCGATCGCCCTTCGGCTGCTGGAATGGCTTGCCGCCAGAGCCAGGAGGGGTGCCGCTGCCAGACTTCTGCTCGCTCTCGAAGGCGCGGCCGAACACGGGGCTGGCCTTCATCTCCTTCACCAGGTCCTCGATCGACATGAAGCCGCCGGATGCGTTGCCGCGCGGATCGCCAGTGTCGTCCACCACGCGCACGACGTAGTCCTCGCCCTCCTTGATGACCTTGGTCTTCGCGGTGATGTGGGGCAGCAGCAGCTCCGGCACGCCCTTGTGGGTGGAGATGGCGGTCACGGCCGCGGTAGCCACCAGGTACTTCTGCAGGGTCTTGTTCATGGTGCCCAGCTCGCCGTCCTTGTCGGCCAGCTTCTTGTTGAAGCCGGACTCGAGGTCCTTCTTCATCTTGTCCCAGTTGACCTTGCCGTCCTTGGACTCGCTCAGGGTCTTCTCGACCGCTGCACGCAGGGCGTCGGCGTTGGCGGCCTCGTCGCCCTCGAGGCCCAGCAGCTGGCCGATGGCGGCGTAGCCATCCATGTTGGGGACCTTCTTCTTGAAGTCGTCGGCGTCGCGGCGGGCAGCCTTCAGTGAACGGTTCAGGCCATCGACCGCCGTCCCGACCGAGGCATACTGCTCGTTCAGCACGAAGCCGCCATCGCCCTGGGCGTACAGCCCGCGGAACTGCTCCGGCACCTTGTCCAGGGTGTCCACGGTGGTGTTCTTGCCAAATTCAAAGTCCATGCTGCTTCTCCTTCTCCGCATCGCGCGGTCACGTGGGGCTTCACGCCCCGGGTTGTTGTACGAGCCTGCAAGTTACCGCGGCCCGCCAGTACGCCAAAGCCAGCATTCAGTCCAGCTCGATCGTCGCGCCCAGGAACTGGCCCGACGCGCTGTACCACCCCTCGCGCAGGGGCCCGCCCGTCAGGGCCTCAAGGTCCGCCAGCGGCACCTCGCCGCGGACGGTCGAACCATCCTTCCAGCGCTGCAGGGTGTACACGTTGCCCAGCAGCGCCTGGTAGTACAGGGACGGCACCGCATCGGGGTCGTCCGGCACGCCGGGGGCGAAGTCCATCTTGTCCAGGAGCCTCGCCGTCAGCTCGAAGGGTACGTCGTCGTTCTCTCCTGCCATCACACTTCCTCCATCCAGATGACGTGCTTGCCGTTCACCTGCTCAATCTTGCTGATCTTGAACTGCGTGCCGGGGGCGAACAGTACCTCGCGCTCGCCCCTGTAGTGGCTGAACTTCGCCACGTCCACGCCCGTCTTGCCCTGCACCTTCATGAACACGTTGCCGCCGAAGGCCGCCATGTCGCCGGAGCTGGTTGACACGAAGGCCGCATCCTCCACGATGGCGCCAGGCCGGTACACGGCCAGCAGCCTATCCAGGGCGGGCCCGTTCAGCGTCAGCCCGCGCGACGACAGGCCGTTGAACTTCGGCATCTTGCTCATGCCGGACTGGGCCGCCTCGACGTAGGCCTGCAGCATGTTGTCGCTGGTGAACTTGTCAGCCCGTAGGGCTGTGTTCAGCGTACGGTACGAGCTGCCAGTGTATGCCCTGATCGCTGCACCCTCCTCAGCCGTCAACTCCGGCAGGCCCAGCTTGCGTTGGCCCACGTTGATGTCCTCTGCGATGGAGGCGTTGAACTCGCCAGTCAGCTGGCGGATGGCGGCAGCACGCTGCTTGGCCGCGAAGCGTGGCGGCGGCGGGAAGGCCTCGCGGATTGACCCGACTGGCCGGGCCGGCGTCATGTCGACTGCCTCGAAAGCTTGCTTCGGTGAGAGGGTGGATGCCCCAATGCCTAGGTCACCCGTCTTCACCTGGTACTTGGCCAGCTCGATGAGGTCCTTGGCGCCCTGCTCGTTCAGGCTACCGAAGCCCTGTTCTATGAGGGCAGTCAGTGCCTTGTCGTCCTGGCCCACCTTTACCGCGGCCTTGACCTTCGCCAGCACCTGCTGGGACTTGACCCCCATCGGCTTGCCGTGCAGCTTCGGCTTCGCGATGGACTCGGCGACCGACGCGGCCGGTTTCTGCAGGACGTCCAGGTATGGCTTGCCCTGCGCCTTCAGTGCCTGCAGGCTCTCAGTCGCCAGCTCCACCAGCTTCGCTGCTGCGCCGGAGGACTGCTCAGCGGAGATCCACTTCTTGAGGGACTCCTCCATCTCTTTGTACACCTCAAACGGGGCCTTGCCTGCCGCCAGTGCCGCCTTCGCTGTCTCCAGCTGTGGGCCGAGCTGCGCTTTCACCCACGCGTACTCGGAGCCCTTCACCTTGGGAACCTGACCGGCCGCGGCCAGCTGCTCGGCCTTCTTCACGCCTGCCGCGAAGTCCGCCGGGTTGGTCTTCTTGAAGTTGGATTTCCAGCTGGAGATGTTGATGGCCTTGATGCCCTCAGCATTGTCCGGGAACTTCTCCTTCAGCACGTCCGCCACCTTGTTGACGTCGAGCATGCCCTCCTTGAAGAGCTCCTTGGCTGCGGCAGTCACCGTCGAGGCAGGCACAGGGCCCTTCGCCACCGGGGTCGCTGCGGCCGTCTGGGACGCAGCGACGTGAGGCTCCGGAGGCGGCGGCTTCACGCCCGCGGCAGGCGTCGACTCCACCACGGGACCGGCCGCCTTGTTGGGCAGCATCCCGCTCTTCTTCAGCTCCACCTTGTACGAGGCCAGCGAGGCCTTGCTCGTCTTGGCGTCGGGGAACTGGGCCTTGACGGCCTCCAGCACCTTGTCGTCCGGCACGCCCTGCTGCAGGAGCGACTTCGCCAGCGACCCGACCGTCTGTGGCTTGCCAGCCATCTCGAACGGCACGGACGGGACAGGCGCGCCGCCGACTGGGGGTATGGCCTTCGCGCTCGGCGGAGGGAACTTGCTGGCGAGCGCCGCCTTCGCGTCGGCGATGTGCGACGAGAAGGCCTTGTTGAAGTCCAGCGCGGAGAGGCCCTGCGACGTCAGCGGCGAGGGGCTCAGCGCCTGGGCGTAGACCTCGGCCACCAGCTCGTCGGTGTGGGACAGGTAGTAGCCGTACAGCTTCTTGCTGGAGGCATCCAGCCCCGCCGCCGAGGCCTTCAGGCCCTGCAGGTCGGAGAGCATGAGGTCATGCTGCTTGTGCAGGAGGTGGCCCATCTCGTGGGCGACGACCTGCTGCGCCTGCTGCTGGGAGATGGCGGACAGCTTGGCACCGCTCAGCTTCACACCCTTGCCGGCCTCGTAGTAGCCCATCGCACCTGGCACACCGTCCAGGTCAGCCGCCACGGTGGCCCACTGTCCGCCAACGGCGTGCTTGACGCCCTCGGGCAGGTTGGCCTCGAAGTGGTCGACGACCGCCTGCACAGACTGGGCCTTCTTGACCGCGCCGGCCGGTGCGGCCTGGACGAGCTGGTCCAGCGCGCCGGCCTTCTTCAGCTCGGACTTGTAGGAGGCGATAGACGCGGCGGAGGTGCTCGCGTCGGGGTACTCCTGCTGGATCTGCTTGAGCACGTCGTCCGTCGAGAAGCCCTGCTGCAGGAGGGCCTTCGCCTTCATGCCGACGCCGGGCTGGACCACATTCAGCTTGTCGCCGCTGGTCTCAGCCTTCAGCTGGTCGATGGTGTAGGCCTTGCCCTTCTCGTCGACGAACTTGTCCATGGTCATGCCGTCGCGGAACATCTGCGCCTTGGCCTTGCCCATCACCTCGTCCTGGAAGGCAGCCGGCTGCTTCCGCATCCACTGGTCGTAGGTCTGATTCGACGGGGTCTGGCCAACGTTCTTGGCGGTCCAGTCGGCCCGCTTGGCGCGCACGGCGTCCTGCCGCTGCTTCTCGCTCATGCCCTTCCACTTGTCGCCAGCCTCCTCCCTCGCCTCAGCGCGGAAGTCCCTCTCGCGGGCGGAGCGGGTGCGCTTGTCGGTGACGGTGGGTCGCTGGCCGACGATGGCCTCGCCGTGCAGCACAGGCACCGTGGTGGAGCGGCAGCCCACGTGGGCTGGAGGACGAGGCCCCTCGTTGATGGGCATGATGAGCCCGTCGCGACCGCGGCAGACCGGCGAGGTGCGCCCGTCGAGCGTGGCGACCCAGCGCACCCCGGAGATGATGTCGGCATTGGCGTTCCACACCTCCTGGCGCGCCGAGTTGGACACGTGGTTGACGGCGGTGCGAGCCACGGCCTGGGCGTTGCGGCGGGTGATGGAGACCACCCCGTCCTCGTAGTTGTTGGCCTTCGTCCCGCGGATGCGGCGGACGATCTGGTCGAGGGTCTCGCCCTGCGTGACCGCCAGCCTGATCTGCTGCTCGATGCGGGAGATGTCGCCGGCCTTCATCGAGTCGAGCCATCCCTCCAGCGGGACGCCGTTGATGGGCTTGCCGACGAGGGCCTTGAGCGTGGAGGCCGGCACGGTCTTCAGGTCGAGCTTCAGCGGGGAGGACTGCTCCATCGCGGACATCTCCCACTCGGCCTCGTTGCCAGCCAGCGTGGACATGTCCCTCTGGATCCGGCCGCCGGCCTCGTCGATCGCCGCGGAGCGCTGCGCCCGGATGCTCTGCAGCAGGTCCTCCAGGCGGTGCCTGGCATCCTCGGTGAGCTCGCCCATGAGCTTTGCCACCAGCTGCTCGTCGGAGGCCTGGAGGAGCTGTGCGACAGCCTCCGCCTCGCCCTTGGAGAAGCGGAGCAGCTTGATCTGATGCCTCAGGGTCGCATCGAAGAGGACGTCATTGGCGGCCGCCATTACTGCGCTGCCCCGCTAGGAGGCACCACAGGCACCGCACTGCCAGTACCCTGCCCCTTGTCATACATCTTGTTCAGACCGTCGGTGGGGGCCTCGTCGTCCAGCAGCGCCTGGTCCTCCTCCACGTCATAGTCCTCGGAGAGCACACCACGGCGCTTCATCTCGTCGGTCAGGACCTTGCGGGAGATGTCCCTGTTCTTGCGCATCTCGTTCAGCGCGGTCAGCTCCGGCGCGTCGGCCCCGTTGTCCTCGGAGTCGACGTAGGAGATCTGCACGGTGCCGCCGTCCTCGAGGCTCATCCACTTGGCGGTCAGCTGCAGGCACTCCTCCACGCAGTCCCTGAAGGTCTTGACGGAGGCGGCCAGGTCGCTCTGGGTCTCGGAGGAGTCGAGGGCACGAGCGGTGGCCGTCTCATTGCCGGGCTTCTTGCGCATGAACTCCGCGCCGTAGGAGGCCATCTGGTTCTCCAGGTCCTCCAGGTCCTTGCGGCCCGCCTCGATCGCCGCGCCGGTGTGCTCGACGTAGTACCACTTGCCCTGCGGGTCCTCGGTGGTGAGGTACTTATTGGGGCCGATGTCGACGTTGCCGTCGCCGAGGCCGGATGCCGCGAGGATGGGGAAGCGAGCGACGGTCAGCACGTTGCGCTGGTCGCTGGTGGACTGCCAGTGGGCGATGTTCAGGTGGGCGAGGTCGGTGAGTGGGGGCTTGCCCTCCATGAGGCCCTCGCGGCGGCCTGTGTAGAAGGTGCGCAGCGGGATCTCGTCGAGGCCGGTCGGGCCCTCGTCCTCGGGCACCCACTCCTTCTCCTTGGCGTTGTAGATCCAGGTGTACCAGTGCCCCGGCTCGAGCACCTTGATGCGCTGGACGCACACCTCCTCGAAGCCGTCCCGCTCGATGCTGGTCTCCAGGATGCGTACGTGCTGGAGTACCTCCCGCCCGTTCTCGGTGGACGCGTAGGCGGCCAGCACGTTCTCCGGACGGATGAGCACCCAGTACGGCCGCTTGCCCTCGGTGCGGTCGTCTGCCAGGGTGCGTGGTATCGGCTTGCCCGCAGCATCCAGCTGGCGCTCGACGGTCGGCATGTCCACGAGGACGTGGGCGAAGCACTTGGCCCAGGCCGTGCGGAACCAGGTGCGGCAGAAGGGCTGCACGGCCGTGCCCTGCAGGTCCACGTCCTTGAGGATCTCCTCCAGCTGCGCCGGCACGTCAAGCACCATGTCGTCCTCGAACGGCTTGCCGGAGAGCTTGCCCACCGTGTCCTCGAACATGTTGAGGAGGGTGGCTCGCTGCAGGCGGTTCTGGTAGTTCGTCTCGCTCTCCTTCTCGTGGCGAGGGAGGTACTTGTCGCCGGCGGCGCGCATCGCCTCGGTCCCGCCGAGCAGGGCCTCAGCCAGCTCCCACCGCGGGACCATGCGTTGGTAGGCTGAGGACGGGGTGGCGACGTCGGCCTTCTTCTTTTCTGGCACGGTGTTCTCCTGGGGCTGGGTTCAGATATCGACCGATACTGCACCAGCACGGAGATTGCTGCAAGCCAGCAGCCGGGGCCCAGAAACAACAAAGCCCCATCAGCAGTCTACTGATGGGGCTCTGAGGGGAACTGACCGTGGCTACCACTAGTCGGCCGTCTTCTCTAAGTCCTAGAGGGGCTTACTCGTCGCGCTGCAGCGAGGAAGACTGTGTGTTCCAGACCAGGGTGGATCCTTCTGCAAAGGGCCCGCTTCGGCCGAAGCCAGGGTGGTGGCCCAGTACGCCTAGCGCAGCTGGTCGTCTACGTTTCGGAGGATGGGTAGATGATGCCGTGCCGACCGGGAGCCGAATACCATCAGAAGCTGCCCTGCTTGATCTCCTTGCGCTTGAAGCGGACCCGGTAGCGGGTCTCGTCGGCGATGTGGTCCTCTACCTGCGTGTCGACGTCGTCCAGGTCCTTGTCGTCGCGGGTGATGTGCGGGACGGTCCTCATGAAGTTGGGGCAGGCCTCCCCCACGACGAACAGGCCGGGCGCCTCGCGCGGCCGGCCCAGCCTGCGCTTGCCCTCCTCGTCCAGGTTGGCCGCGCCGGACAGGCGCTTGCGGATCTGCTGCCAGCCCTGCTTCCTGGAGCCGGGTCCCTTGTCGGCCTTCTCCCACTTGACTCCCCTCTTGGCCATGTCCTTCGCGATGCACATGCCGTTCTCCTCGTCGAAGATGGAGGAGTCAGCGGGGCCGGGCTTCACGCGGCCCGCCAGGCCCATGCTCATCTCGCGGAGCTTGATGCCCTCGGCGATGTCGGTCGCCAGCATGCGTAGGCCCTTATTCTCCTCGCCCTTCCGGCAGCCGTACCACTCGCCGATGCGGAAGAGGTCGCCCCTCACCGTGTAGATCTTGCCCCCGTTCGGCAGGAGCAGCTCGGTGCCGTCGCTTTCGGCCCACCACCCGACCGAGAATGGCTTCGACTCGCCCCAGTCGAAGCTTCGGTCCACCGCCCAGGACCGAGGGACCAGGAAGCGCGGCACGGTGTGCACGGAGTTCTTCCAGAGGTCGTCGAACATGCCGCCCGAGGTGATGTCCCACGACCCGTTGATCCAGGCCTCGACCTGCTGCGGGTTGGCCGCCGCCGCACGGATCCTGTCGATGTAGCCGGGGTCGGCGTCGAGCAGGATCCGGTTCTCCACGATGTTCCCGTGCAGGGCGATGCGGTCCGGCTCGCCCTCGGTGCGGATGACCTTACCCCGCATGTGGGGCAGCTGGTAGCGCTCCTTGACCCAGTTGTGGCCCTTGCCGTAGGGGTTGGTGGTGGCGCGCACCTTGCGGGGCATGCCGGGAGTGGAGGAGCGGCAGCAGGAGAACATCAGCTTGAAGCAGTCGGAGGTCGCCCAGTTGGTGAGCTCCTCCCAGCCGATCCACGGGTACGCGTGGCCGTGGTACTTCTTATAGTCGTCCGGCTTGGCCATGTGGCGGAGCAGGAGCTGCTCCCCTCCCGGGAAGCTCCACACGTACTCGGACTCGTTGAACTTCGCGCCGGGGAACCACAGGCCGAACCAGGCCTTGGACTTTGCCACCACGTCGGCGAGCTCGGGGTAGGTGGCGCGGAAGAGGATGCCACGCCAGGCGGCGCCGAAGCCCTGACCAACGTGCTGGCAGAAGTCGGCCAGCAGCGCGTCCGTCTTGCCGGGACCGCGTGTGCCCTCGTAGAGGCACTCGAATATGGGGCAGGAGAGGAAGAGGACCTGGGAGCCCGCCTGGGCCGCCCAGACCTTCGTGGGCAGCCTGTCTGTTGGCTTGATGCGCATGGGCGCTCCAGGGTTGGTCGGTCCGCTGATGATACCGTGCGGGCCGACCGAGGAGAGCCCCTAGGCCGGGCGCGCTATTTGACCACCTTGCTCTTGTCCCACTGAGGGTCCCCAGGGGATTTCCATTCCAGCTCTTCGTCGTAGACGTACCCCGCCTCGGGGTCTAGCTTCTCGGCGGTCAGCTGCTCGAGGCGGGGGCTCTCGCAGCACCCACAGCCCCAGACGTACAGGCCGTGCTTGCGAGACAGGGCCTCCAGCTCCTTGATGAACTCCCTCTCGTTGTCTTCCACGGCTACTTCCTCCTGTACATTGGCTGCATTCGTTGGATGGGGTTGAGCATGGCGTCCCTCCGACGCTCCTCAGCCAGCTCGACGAGGAAGTGCTCCGGGGTGCCCTCCTCGAACTGGTGACTGTTGGATATCACCAGCTTGGCGTGTGTCGGAGCTCCCTTCGGCCCGTACAGCTGGAGGAAGGCCCCGTAGCGGTGGTACTTCTTAGCCTGCGACAGCATAACGGGTATCGTCAGCGTACCGGGCGCGACGGAGAGCGAGTGCCCTCAGCCCGTAGGCCTCATCGAGGCGAGCCCGCTCCTCCGAGCTGATCGACTCCACCGGCTGGCCACGCTTGTAGGCCAGCTTGAAGTCCTCGTTGTGTGGGAAGGTGTCCGGCAGCTTGCGGATAGGTAGGTCCATCTGTTATTCTCCTTGTTGGTTATCGGCCCCAGGGATCGGGGCAGTCATCGTAGAGTCGAGAGTATACGTCCTCCTCGTCCCAGTCGACACCCTCGTACTCCCGCTGCCGCCTGGACGGCCGAGGGGCACGCTGGGCCTTCCGGAGGTTAGCCCTCGCCCGCTCGTAGATAGCGTGAGGCACGCCGCCGTTGGGCTCGCTGGTGACCTTCTCGTAGGCCCAGACGACGTACGACGGGTGCTCGTCCGCTATCTCCCGCATGGACCGGTTGCGGTACATGCCGAAGGTGAAGAGGTGGATTCCGCTGGACAGGAGCGCCATGGCGTCAGTCCAGGAAGCTGGCGACAGGGCTCAGGAGCTCGCGCACCGCCGGATCGTCGAGGAAGGATGGCTCCTCGTCCCGCTCCTCGAAGGTCGCCTCGTCCTGACAGACGCCAGTGCACTCGAGGACCTTGCCGTCCATCTTGACCCTGTCGCCCACCTGGTACTGGACTGGCAGGCTCACAGACCGGCAGTTGACTGGCGAGGAGGGCCCCCCCATGGCGCTGAGGCCACCCAGCCCCTTGGTCTCCTTGATGGCCTGGAGGGCTGGCCCCAGCTTCGCCACCTGGGCCTGCACCATGCGCCTCAGGGTCTCATCCGCCTCCTGCCGGAGGAGCCCCTTCGCCAGCTTCTCGATGGTCGCCCTGTACACTGGGTCGTGCTTGTGCTCGATAGCCCCGTGGCCTTCTGCCCGGACTGCGGCCCTGGCGGTGTCGAAGTCCTCTCGAATGGATTTTCCCCGCTTGGCTACCAGCTCCTTGGCACGCTCCCACTGTGCCTGCGTGATGCCGAAGTGGCTCGACCCGCTGCACCACGCGAAGTGGATGTAGCTGGGGTCTGCCTCCAGCACCTGGTTCACCAGCTTGCCCTCGTACTTGCCTCGGGTGAAGCGCCCGTTTATCACTGCGGGGTATCTCATTTTGCCACCCCGTGCTGGTTGTACGCCTTGAGGGCCTCGCCAAGGGCGTGGGCCATCTTCGGCCCGTCAAACCCAATCAGGCCAGCCTCCTTCTTGAAGATCCACAAGGCATCGGCCAGCGCGCGATCGTGCCGGTCCTGTGCCCTGATGGAGGCCTGCGACAGGGCCTCGTAGTTGACGAAGGAGACCTTGCCGTCGGCGTGGTGCTCGTACTCTGGCTTCGGCTCTGCCTGTGGGGCAGTAGACATGCATTTGTCAGCCTCACACAAGGAGCAGACCGGACGTGCAGCGATGGTCTGCTGACCACACTCGACGCACCGTATGGCTTCGTAAGCATGAGCCCGGCTGACGGGCGTCGTCACTACCTTACCTGCACCAGCTCCCGCCATCAGCGCGAGCACCACGCCGGCGTACTGGCGGTCCGCGAGCCCCAGCCGGTCCTCCAGCTCGACGATGCGGTCGAACATGGCCGACTCCACATATGGCAGGGCCGGATTCAGCCGGCAGCCGTCCTCTGTGCGCAAGTCCAGCATGAACTGTGTGCCCGCTGCCCGCTGCACCACCAGGGGCTGATATACGTGCCCCGTGTAGACCTTCAGCCCGATTTTCCTGTCCATGTCCTTCTCCTATATCTGGCGACCGCAGCGGCCGCACCTGGTCCTCTCGCCCCGATTGGGCGCACCACAATTGTAGCAGACCCTCTCGGGAGGATCAACCCTCGTATAGGCCACGATGGCCTCCTAGAGGCACGGGTCGCCGCAGCTCCGGCACCCGCCAGCCATGGTGCGCTGCTCGTTGTCGCAGCAGCTCGACTTCTCGAACGGGTCCTCGTACGTGCCGATGACGAAGGCGACGTTCCCGTCGGCCATCTCCATCACCTGCCAGTTCCAGCCCTTGGGTACGACGCGGCGGGCGATCGCCTCCATGATGGCCTTGCCCCTCGGATTGCCCACCGCCATGCTCCGCCCGAGCATGCCCGGACGGGGCATGTCGACCTCGACGGTCAGCTCGCCGATCTCGCGGGCGACCCCATCGCCCAGGCCGTTCTTGTAGGCCTTGTACAGGCTCTCGACGCGCTCGGTCACGCGCTTCGCCTGGCTCACCAGGTAGTCTTCGCCGTGGCTCATCAGAACGCTCCCGGTGCGACCTGGAAGCAGGTCAGGCCGTGGCGACGCCACATGGCCACCACGCGGTCGCGGTCGTCGAAGACCGAGTGCACGCGCTTGATGGGAATAACTGGCGGGCGCACGAGGCGGTCGCCGTCGAACTTGCCGAGCAGCCACTCCTCCTTCAGCTTGTCGTCCGGCGTGTAGAGGCTCTCGGGGCGCATGACGATCTTCTCGTAGTCGACGCCGTTGGCCTGCAGCCATGCCTTGGACTGCTCCAGCACAGCGCTGCTGCGCCCGGAGACGACCCACAGCTCGGCGCCGATCGCCTTCTTGAGGGCCATCACCGTGTCGATGACCCTCTGCTTCGGCGTGTCGAAGAC